ACGTTGAAGCATTAGACATAGTTGGCCCACCACCACTAGGTGTAGGCTTAACTGAACCAGAAGCTTCCTTCAAACGTTGTGGAGAATAGTACCGCTCTACAGCGGTACGAAACTCTGGGCTACCTCCACCAGAAGAATACTGCTTAATTGCCGCACCCATACCCATCTTCTTGATTTCATCAATTGCTGACGATGAAACCTTTTTAGTTCCTCTATCAGGATCAGGCATAGTTCTTCCTTAAGCCATAGCGTTAACGGAAGGAGTAATACCAAAAGTAGCTTTTTCATTCTTCAATCTAAGAGCATACACCATGTCATTATAAGTCATGTGATTCAACTCAGCATCTGAATACGTAGTACCGTCAATAGCCTGTAATGCAGTACGCAAGTCATTTCGAGTTGTAAAGTCATCTGTAGCTGTTAACTCTGTATTCATATCCCCTACAGCTGCTGATTGCGAATTAGCTGCAGCTGTAGCATCTGCAATTCCTAGTAAGTTACCTAGCTGTAAGTTAGCATTAGCCATTACTTCTTACCTTTCTTTAATCTACGCTTTGCTGCTTTTTGCAAACTAGACTGCACCTTGACCTTGGGATACACCTCCTTGAGGAGAGGCTGGAGGTTGTTGAGGCTGCTGGCCATTTTGTTCTGCTCCCATTGGCATACCTACAGGTAATCCTCTAGCAAGAGCATCTAACTTAGGATCACCAGGAGCTAACATAAGTCCCTGCATTAAAGCTAAATGTTGCTTGTGCATACCACAATGAGTTTCAAAACGAGTTTTACAAGCATCATCTGAATTCTCATACTCTTCTGTCTTACGATAATTCTCATGCTCTTGCAGATGAATCATATCATCATCATAGTTGTTGGTGAGAACATCCTCACCAGCATACATCTTAAGATTCTCTCGCTGAGCTTGTCTCGGGTTAAGCTGCATTTCTTCATATAGCCGCCCAGTCTCAGCCATATCAAGATAGCGTAGCGCCCTATCCGGGGGAATCCAGCCCATCTTTCCAAGCTCTGTAATGAAAGCCTGCTTAGCTGCACGAGACGTAGGAGTTGCAGAACCAGCTTCAATCTTGAAATCAATATTACCACGAATGTTAGCCTTAGAGAATTGGTAAGACTCAAAGCGACCGTTCTCACCAATTACTCTAACCTTACGTTCCGCAGTCCAGAACTGATTAGCATTACTTAAGAAGTGTCTGGACACTCTTTCGACAGCTTCCTCCAAAGAAGAGGTTGTAGTATGCAGACTACTATCATCCTGCTCTTGTAAGAAGGAAATAGCAGTATTTCCAGTAATATATACTTTTCCATTATCACGAGCTAGCCAGTAGCCCGATTTTACAGAAGGGCACCATACTGTTCCAACATAATCCTCTAAACCTTTATTAGAGTGTTTTACAGATGCAACTGTGCCATACCTGGCATTTTTAATTTGAACTTCAAACCATTTTTTTGACTTATACTTATGACCTTGAGTGCTAGAATAGTCTTTCATATTAGTAGTATACCCAAGTAAAGTACAGATCATCTGAAAACGATAGGCATGGGCTGAAGAAGAGGTACCTAGCTTATACCGCCTCTCTCCACTTGAAGATAGCTCAAAACTACCATCACCAAGCAGTAATCCCCTCTTTAATGCCTGAAGCTGCCCCTTACTAAGACTAGAGATAAAATCAAACCCAAGAAGCTTCTTTTTTCCTACAGCAATACTTCTAGCTTGGCGACCTATCTCTCCCCCAAGATAAATTCTATTACACCAAAAACCCTTAGCCCCTGGCTGTTGATCTTCCCTATAAATCCACCCATTCCTTTCGATTAAGTCCTTAAGTTCTTCATAGTGTTTAGGCTTAGCATCTTCCGATTGAGATATAGAGATACCTGTTTTATTAGCAGTACTCATACATCCATCAGTAATATACCAGCCAAGAAGTTCACAAAAATCCTCTGACAGCACGGAAGAGCTATCTAACTTAACTAAAGTAGCATAGCCGGGAAGGGGGATTAAATGATTATTGGTGAGGTTTTCTGATAATACCTTACCACCAACATTATTACCCTTATCCCACTGATAACGGTTAAGGGTCCACCATTTATGGTCCACAGTAGAGCGAGCTGAAATACTCTCGCTCTCTAATACATGTAATTGACCCTCAAATGGAGTAGAGTATACTGCATTAACTCTTTGCCACTCTAAAATATTTCTCTCTGGAACATAAGCTAAAATCTCTTCCCCAACTTTAAGGGACTCGTGATTCTTCCAACCCAACTTAGTAAGGGCTCTAGCTTCAGATCGTAGACAAGCAGCAGTAACTCCAGTAGGAACTGACCCCTTAGAAATCTCGTGTGCAGAAGCTACGTCCTGCATATCAGCCTCAGCACGATCAATAGCATCCATTACATAACTAGGTAAGTTTTGGAGCGGAATAGGTGTAGGGAACTGATAGCCAGGCTTAACTAGAACGCATAGCCCAGGTTCAGATGTAATCTTATTGACTTCAATAGAACCACGAACAGCAGCTAACTGTGGCTTTGACATACGGTTTCTAGACTCAAGAACTTGACTACGCCCCTTGTTGTACTCCTTCTGCAAAGGAATCAAGTCTACAATAGTCGAGTCCCCATAGAATCTACCTGTAGGAATATGATCAATCTTACTGAAAGGATATTCCTTATGAGCGTAAGGCCACCCCTCCTTAAAGTGAAGGATCTTTTCATTGGCCCAAATAATAAGCGCCCCGTCCTTAAACCGCTTATTAGGCTTGTACCAAGCTTCCTTCACAGATACATACTTCTTCTCACTGTTGATTTGTCCAACACCTAAAGCAGATAAAAATCTCTGCTCAAGAATTCCAGATCCGGCACCTGAGTCCGGTTGAACTCTAACATTAAAACTCTTTTCAACCCAATCAGGATCCTTTGCCATACCATGAATAACGAAAGGCTGAGACTCTAACTCTTCCTCCTGTAAGTCAGGCACAAAGAAGTGAAACGGAGTAACAGGCTCAGACTTGATAGCCCCCTTAACTCCATATACATCAACCTCATCACGCTCATACCAATCCTTAATAAAAGAACTACCACACAAAGCTAACCATAACGCACTTCTACGAATCACACGATTCATATGAAGATCACGCCAAATAGCTTCGTAGATAGCTTCTGCAGCCTTAGCCCCTAAGCGATCATTCTCATCTGTAGAAGCAGGAATAACAAAGCCCCTAGGCTTTTCCTTGATAATCTTAGCAACTTCTTTACGAATGAGCGGACGTACCTTATTACAAATTAAACGCACTCTCCACCTAGGAGCAGGGGGAGTACGCAGTCTAGAGAATGATTGTTCAGTTTGTAAATTACTACTATCTAATACACTATACGACCATTCTGCATATTGCTTTCCAAAGTAGAAAGCCATGTTCATGTACCAAATCCGCTCAAACTGCAAACGATTCTGCTTACAAATTGAGAATGATTTATTGCAGTATGCAATAAGCTCCTGCTCGGCCTTCTTAGACATAACTTCGCCTACAGGGCCGGCAGACTCTGGAGCCTTCTTAAAGTAATCAGTTAGAGTCATACATCAATTCCTAATTCCCTAAAATCCTCTTCTAGCTCTACGTATACTTCTTCGCCTACACCCTGCAATGCTGCATGAGCTAAAGCATAACGACGAAGTTCTTCTTCGTCAGACATACCAGCAGATTCCGAAGGATCAGAACTCAAGCTCGAATTCCGAATCGGACTCATCTGAAGATAAGATTCCCACTCCTTCGTCATCGCTCGATTCAGTAATCTCTCCCGCTCCTGCTCCCACACTTTCCTCTCTTCGAGGTGGCTCTGTTGTTGCTGGTTCCACATCTTTAGGAAGATAACCACCAGAAACAATAACAGCACCATCATCATTGAGCTTATACCCAGCGTTAGCCAAAGCACGAAGCGACTCCTCTAAGGCATCAACTCGCTTAGTGTATGCGTAATTTAATCTTTGCAGCTCTTCATTCGCAACGCGTAAATTCTTATGACCTTCCTCACTAATGAATCCATACATACCAGCAAATTCGCCCACACACCTATTACAAATATACACAGCACCCAAAGGGCCAGGATACGCAGGACCGTCAACCTCATTAGACACCTTAGTATCTACATACGACTCACGATTAGTAGACAGACAAAAAAAGCAGCAACCAGGTAAAGAAGCAGGTACTTGAATAATCTCCATTAGAACTCTGATAAGTCAGCGACCGGAATTTCCTCAACCTTCTTAGACTTAGTATCCTTCTTAGGTTCCGTCTTTGCCTTAGACTTAGAAATCTCTGCATCAGCCTGCTCTGCAAGATCCCTACGCTCTTGAGCCTTCCTAGCTTCAACAATATCTAAGTCACTAGTAAGAACGCCATCACGAACGTTTACGTTAATTTGGAGAAGGTCATTATCATTAGCAGAACCAATAGAAGCAATTTCACCTCTACTAGTAGAAACGCTAATACGATCAACTAACATAGCGTCACCCTCAGATTCCCAGACCTTCTCACCATTTACTTCGATCACGTAACCCATTAGTAATCCTCTCCAAGGTGAAAGTCTACAGTAAGGCCTTCTTTGATAATGTCACTTAAATCTTCGTCAAACCTATCAGTATCCATTAAAGGTGCAGTAGCTTGTTTCTCAGAAGTATTAATAGCTCTAGGAATAACAGTACCATCGTCTGCTTCTGGTCTAGAAGAAATCAAATACCTTAAAGCATCAGCAGCGTGGTCATCTTTCTTGTGCTGCTCTTCCTTAGGATTCTTATCAGTTCTTGCTTTGCGATTAACCCATTGAGCCCACCTTAATCTGCCCATCTCTCTTATAAGATTCGAGCAGTTTTTTGTAATATAGAGTTGAGGCTTTTCACCGACTCCTGTAAGGTATCGAGCAACTCGATTAATTCCGGCTTTCTGGTCATTGTTTCCAAGGACGATTGGTACTCCGTAATCCATGTATTCAATAAGAACTGAAGTTCCCGTAATTGGATCAACATTTCTGATTGATGGATCTCCGACATTGTAGTCTGGGACTCTTCCATGCTGTTTGTTAATCCTGTGAACTTCCCCAGCATGAGCTCTGATAATTTCTCCGGACTTATAGTATTCGTCAAAGATAACCACACGCCCATCAGCATTTATCCACGCCCATAGCCAAGCGGTAGGGTTATTGAAACCGTGGTCCATTCCCGCTACGATTAACCCTTGATCCATAGGTACTTGAAAGTCAGCATCATCTATAACGTGTTTGCTCAAGTCAAACATCTTATAGATAAGTCCGCCAATTTGAATGAACTTACCGTGCTGCCTAGCTGATAACTCATCCTTAGTTAAGCCAGCTAACAGTACATTAGCTTCACCCCAGTTAACGTGAGGGTTCTCTTCCATTGAGACTGTAACCACTTTAATAGCTGAGTCTTCTTTTGCAGCTAAGAACAACTCATCATAGATCCAAGAACTCATTCCATCTACAGGTGTTAGTGTCATCCAGAATGAACCTTCAGTATCCAAGAGTCTTTGAAGACATTCAATGTAAATATCACGAGGGGGTTCCTCATCAAAATGGATGAAGTGTCTGGAAGTACCAGCAAACTTATCTACGTCCTGGTCCTGACTCATGAATTCTAAGAAACTACCGTTCTCCAAAGTTAACACACGTTGTTCTTTGTTATAAGCCTTATCCCAAGAACCCCCCTTCAATTCATTAGCAGGCATCCATCTTGCTACCTCAGGCTTTACAATCTTTTCAACACCGTTGATAAAGTCAACCGAAATGATACGACCTCTAACAGGCGGGGGTGGGGTCTTAATGTAAGGGTGCTTACCCGTTAACCACCAAATGTCTTCTGTAACTCCTCCTACAGTCTTACCTGAGCGGTTGCCTCCAATGAACAACTTCTTCCTACAGCTAGAGCTATGAAACTCTAATTGCTTATCATGGGGCGTATATCCATAGATGTTCGGCCTCACGGCTTGATTACGAAACCCTTCCGCAAGGGTACGTAAAGCAGACCTAGTGTCTTTAATTCTTGGTGTCTTATTAACCATTAGTCAGCTTCGGCAGTAAGTACGCCAGCATCATCTACTGTCAATTTATATTGAGTGCCATCTGGGCTACGTAGATATACATTAACAGCACCGTCCACACCTTCAGCAGCAATGCGCACCTGTCCACCCTCTCCTGTAGCAATTACACTAGCCGTACCTGTACTGGCAGCAAGACTTGCATTATTAGATGAGATAGATATGGATCCATCAATAGCTAACATCTCAATGTCTTTACTTTGAATACTAAGATAACGATCAGGAACTAACTGACCTTCAACACCAACACCTGATCCTTGAACATCAAGAAATGTTACAATGTCATAAGGTTCGGCAGGGCCTGTAAGGCCGCTACCGTCTGCCGTCATCCAACCCTCAGGAAGATTCACTAAATCTGGTATAACAATATCCATATACCCAAAAGCTGTAAGACCGTGTATAGGTATATCAATTGTAACAAATGCCTCTAACGCAGCAGCGATAGCAGCGGCATTAGCATCCCAAGCAATAGGGCCAGTCTCATTACCATCTACAGTGATAGTCCATGTTCCACCAGTAAAGGTAGCGTCGTCTTCACCTACTCGTAAGTGCCAAACAGCTCTTACTGCCGGTACTAGCTCCAAGATAAGGGAGTTATCTAAATTAACATTGCCTGCATAGGCGGAGAGATCAGCACTACCACCACCAGAACCAATTCTTTCTCCACTTTGAATTGCTGCAAGAAACTCTTCTTTTTGATCCTCATTAAGATCACAATACATAGCCAAGAGTTGGTCAGAAGTATAAGTCATAATAGCCCCTGCACTAATAATAACATCTCTAAATTATCAAAACATAAGTCCATAATAGATAACTCCGGGTGTTCAATATCTGGATCAAGTATAAGCCTGATCCTATCATGCAGTGATTCTGTAGGGTCTTTACTTAGTGATAAAACAATTAAGTCCGCTTCACTTAACTCTGGATGTATTTCATCAGGATCTAAAGCTACTCGTAGTTGGTCAGCTAATGAAAGACTCATTAATTAACAGTCACGTTAGAAACAATAAAAATAATTAAAGCAATAGCGGCTAAGACACCAACCACTAACCAAACAGTATTATTAGGCATTAAGCTCTCACTCCTAAAGTATCTGATAAAAACTTAGTTAAGTCTTTCCTAGAAAGCCCTTTAGGATGTGTAGGTAAACCAGAAGGAATCAATGTAGCAATTTGCTGATCTTCGAATCCAGGTTCAATAAACTTAGCTTTGACGTTTCTTCCTGACTTGTGAAGTCTACGTTGCGCAGCTTGCGCCATCAACTTAGAAGACCCTACAGGAACGGCTGGCATCTACTTTCCTCCGGGAATTCCCATCTGCTTCATGAGTCCTTTAATTTCATCCCGCTCTGCTCTAAGGGGGGCCTTAACCTTAGCAGGTTTAACAGAAGCAATCCTACGTTTAGCCGCAGCTTGATATGAAGTTCCACCACCGCCTAAGTCTGCCGCTTTGCGATTACCTGAGACTGTCATTCTCAATTCCCCTTGTGAGTTCCTTCTACAGCCTGCTCTTCTCTACGTTCAGTTCTAGCGTTTAATACCGCAAGAGCGTTGTTCAAATGGCCAATAGCTTGCTGGTTCTCAATACAGTTAAACTTGGTTTCCTGGTAGTACTCAAGTCTCTGCTTAGCAGCAACAATTACAGTCTCTACAAAAGCCCCGTTAGGTTCTTGTCTTTCAGCACCTCTACCAAGAGGTCCGTTCTGCCAATGAACAACAAGGCCTTTACCCGTAACATGCCCACCAGCAGGATTACCATTTTCATCTGAATTATTCTTAGCTTCAAAGACAGCGAGCATTCCTACAGTCCTCCGAAGTAGTTAGTAATAAGCTCAACTAGTTCATCCAAAGACACTTTATTCAAAGTGTTCAAAGTAATACTACAGCTATGTCCATAAATAGTAGCTGTGTAGTTTACACTAACTGGTGGAGCCTCAGGCACTCCTACATCCTCAGCACTTGAAGTGTATACATCCTCAGCACTTGCCATTTCATGCCTTTCTTGCCAGTGCCTTAGCTTATCACCGTAGTCTTCAAATCTCTGGCCGCATTCATTACAAATAAAAGACCCTACAGGTACACAAGCACCTAAGTCTGAACGATAACCTAAACCAGTCATTCGACTTCTATATATACTGGACTATAAGAACCCGGCTCCTGCTGTCTACTAGGGAAACTAGGCCACGGATAAAAAGTACCTGTAGCGCCTAACCAACCAATTTGACGAAGAGAGTGTTCATTATTAAAAACTGCGAGCTTACAATCAGGGCCTTCCATGACGTACCTCTTGGGGGGATTAATCAAGTAGTCCTCTAGCTGACCGCCCATTTAAGCTACCTCTTCTGCTTCAATTACAGAGTCAATCTCGTTAGCAATAGCGTTTAAGATTGTAGGGTCTTTGACGTGCCTTGCTACAATCTCCACCACTTGAACCAGTACTGACTGCACGTTAATGTTAATGTCTACAGTAGGGTTGTAAATCCCCCTCATACGAAAGAACAACTCTAGTGACTTGTTGTCTCCAGCCTTAACGTTATTAACGAGGCTCTTGTAAGCGTGGAAGTCAGAGCTTGAAAATAAAGCCTCCCCGCGCTTACGCAAGAACTCCACGAAGGCTGGCTGTCGAAGCCAAGCATGGTACTGTTGAGAGGACACTTCCAGTTTCTGTAGCTTCTCACGCTCAGACCTTTTGTCATGCAAGTTAAGCATCAGGTTCGCTGTTACTATCTGCTTAGCTGAAAGTGCTTTGGTTTCTTTAATACACTTCCCTACAGTAACTAACCCTTCGGGATCAATCCCTCTCGCAGCAAGTTGCGTTCTAAACGTCTCATTTGAGAACGCCACGTTAATGGATCTCTGTGAAGTATTAAGGTCCTCCGCAATTCGCTCAGGCGAGGGACAGAGCCCTGTCTCCCAGAATACCTGTTCGACATAGTTTAGTATCCTAACCTCGTTAGCGGTTAGAGTCGGATCTGGAGAGACTCCTACAGTAATAGTGCTAGTATCTGAGTCAGTTGAGTTGTCATTAATCCACTCGGAAAGATCAAAATCATCCATCACTGTCTCTCTTTAAACGTCCCTACAGTAAGGTGTAGAAGTCAGTTTACACTAAGTCACTACCCCGGGGTAGGTGAGAGGGTAGAGCCCATGTCAGGCCTCACCTGTGGACCCTATAGTAACAACATAGGCCTGTCAAGCCCTATCGGTAGGGGAGGTTTAAGCTAAACATAGAAAAATAGAATTCTAGAAAAGGATTCTTTTAAATAGGGATTTAAAGGGTTTAGGGGAAAAAAATTCTGGGGAAAGTACCGTTATAGGGGAGCCCCCTTCGGGGAATCTTGACAAAACCGATCGACTTACTAGACTTTCCCCACGAAGTAGTGGCAATGAGACTAGCAGTTCGTCGGCGCCAACAGCCTTTCATTCTCCACCTAAACCAGGAGGTTAGTATACAAAAAACCCCCCCCTCGATCGCCGAATAGATCTACTGTCAA